AACGGCTATTGGTCGGATGACCTGACTGTACTGCATAGTTACTGCCGCAACCTGCTGCGCGACAGCAATTTTGCGCGCGAGATGGGGCAGCGGGGCCGCGAGACGGCCATTCCGCTCTTTGGCAAACAGGCGGCGGTAACTGGATGGCGGGCGGTGCTGTCGTGAAGCACTGGCTGATAAATGTGACCTGGCGCTGTCAAAACAGGTGCTCGTATTGCTGGCTTAACAACTCGATCCGCACGCGGCCCGAGATGCTGATGGCCCAGGAACGTTCGGCCTACGACTGGGCCAAGGCCATCGAAAGGAACAAGATCGACCTGGTGGACATAGCCGGCGGCGAGCCATTGCTAGTGCCCTGGGTGCCGATGCTGATTTCGGAGATGGGCAACACCATCTTTGGCCTGAGCACCAACGGACTGGACATTCGCGCCGTACGCAAGTTGGCCTCGCTGAAGCCGACGAACTTGATTGCAGTGAACGTGAGCTATCACCCGGACACGCGCGCGCGCGTGCAAGACTATAACGCGCGCTGGCAGGAAGCGGTGCATATACTGCGCGAGGCCAAGATACGGGTGCACTGCAACCTCGTGGACTATAGCGACAATCGGGGCCGATCTGCCGATATGCTGGATTGGCTCAGATGCGAGGACGTGCCGTTCGAGATTTCGCCCTATGAGGAGGTCTGCGGCCTGGACGCCAAGTTAGAGTTGGGGCTTTGCTGTCTGGGTGGGGCGACTCACATGACGGTCGCGCCGGATGGTAGCGCGTGGCCGTGCCTGACAACGCTGCGTAGCCCTTACTGGCGCGAAACGTGTATAGGGAACTGGGTAGACGGCACAACGGATCTACTCCGCAAGCAGCAGCCCTGTTTTTTAAATTGCACAGACTATTATGTGTTGAAAAATCAGCACGCGGCCGGGGACATGTGGGGGACAGACGCTAAACCGTATGAGGAGGGGGCATGATGGGCGGCAACACCAGGCTTGAGACCGTCCCGGAGCGCTTTTGGGCAAAATATGCCCGCCATGCATATCGATGTGGCGTTGCCACGCAAAAGGAGATGGCCGCTAAGTACGGCGTCAGCCGCGGCGTAATGAGCGCTGCTATCCAGGGGAAGGCCTGGAAGCATGTGGAGATGCCCCAGTGAGGATCTTGATAGTCCATTACTCGCCACTTGAACCGGGCGAAGCCGGCGGGGCCGAATCGGCTATCCGCGATCAGAAGCAAGCTCTGGAGCGGCTGGGCCACGAAGTCGTTGCCGAGTTTCGCAACCCACAACGGGCCTACGTTCAGTGCCGGCCGGACATTGTGCACTTTCACACCGTGCACGTCGAGATGGGCGTCGAGGTGATCCGCTGGGCACAGCGGGCAAGGATAGCGCACTGTCTGAGCTTGCATGATTACTGGCCCTTCTGCGCAGACCGGATGCTGATGAAAGCTGGGGCTAAAATGGGCTCCGAACGCAGCCATTCGTGCGCCGCCGTTGAGGGCATCTGCGACGAATACTGCGCGTGCAAGCGCACAGCGCCCGAGATAACGACGTTGGTGAACGGCTCGCCGACGGTGACGTTCAACCCGATCAGCGCTGAGATATTCCGGCGCAACGGGGTCAAGATCGACGCAGTGATAGGGCACGCTATAGATACCGACTATTTCAGCCCGAACGGCGAGCGCGATAAGGACATTATGACCCACAGCGCGTGGCCGGAGTATAACACGAAAGGTATGCACATACTCAGAGCGGCGCTGAGCAAGATCGGCGAGACGGCGACCCTCGTGGCACACCGACCGCGAGAGACGGTGCGCGATACGCTGCGCAAGCACCGCATACACGTATTCCCGTCGTGTTATCAGGAGACGTGGGGGCTATGCCTCACCGAAGCGATGGCCTGTGGACTGGCGTGCATCGCCTCCGACGTGGCAGGGCCAAGGGCGCAGATCGAGCACGGGGTGAACGGCCTCTTGTTTGAGAATGGAAACGTCGATCAACTGGCCGAACACCTACGCTACCTGTTGGATAACCCGACAGAAGTAGAGCGGCTGGGCCGGGCCGGGCGGGCTTGGGCAGTGGAGCACGCCAATCTGGGCCGGCTGGGCCGTGATTATGAGGCGTTCTATAGGAGTATCATAGATGGCTAGGGCTCCTGGCTGGATCAAAGTGGGGGGGCCATATAAAGTGCCAGGCAAAAACGAGGGAATGATCTACATGCGCCTGCGTCCCTGGCATCCGAGTTTCTGGCCCGAATTGTGGCAGATGCTTGCCGTCTCGCCGCGCATTCTTAAGCCGTTGGTCTGGTGCTACCTGCTGGCGCGGCTTATATGGGCAATGAGGTGATAAATGGCAGCTAGAACCGGCATGGCCGATCTCGTCACCGACCTGCGCGGCATGATAGACGATACTGGCGCGGCAGTGTGGACCGACGATCAACTGCAAACGGAGATGGAACGGTATCAAGTCCGCGTCTGGCGCGAGCCGCTGGCGTATGACTTGACTTACACCTCGGGTAGTACGTACGTCTACACCGAGTACCGCAGCCGTTTTGAGAACTATGAGTCGGGCGGTACGGGTTATTTCAAGGTCGAGGATGCGCAGGGTTCCGCGCGTGGCCCAGCAGACTATACCGTAGATTACCGCCGTGGCGTCATCACCATGAGCGCAGATCAGCTGGGCACAGCGCTGTATCTCACGGGCTACAGCTACGACCTCAATGGCGCAGCGGCGACGTTGTGGCGACAGCGCGCGGGCAAGGTGTCGAGCTACTATAATGTGAGCTTTGACGGGCAACAACTGAGTCGGTCGCAATGGTTCACACACTGCAAGATGATGGCCGATGAATATGCACAACAAGCGCGAGCGATAACGGTGCGACAATGGACCGTCGGCAACTATGAGCACGAGTAGGTAGCGGTGACATACCTGGGCGCGACCGAACTGGCCAACCTGCGCACACACTTTGCGGCGACGCTGCCGGATGTGTGCACTATCTCTTACGTGACGCACACCACGGACGGCGCTGGACGGGACAGCGAGTCCTGGACTGCGCGCGGCACGGCCATCGCCTGCCGGCTGGCGCCAGCATCCGGTATACAGGCGGGCCTCGCACAAGAGACGGTGATGGAAGGGCAGATGTGGTCCTTATCACTCGATTATAACCAAACAGTGGCCCTTGACGACAAAGTGGTACACGATAGCAAGACCTACCGCGTGATCCAGGCGAACACGAGCACGAGCGAACTTATGCTGAGGCGCGCCATGTTAGTGAGGTGGGCATAGTGACTCGACCCGACGTGCACGTTATCGTAGACACGAAAGAACTTGCGCGCCGGCTGCGCGCGCTCAAGGGCAATCCGGCGCGCATCCTCCACGACGGTGTAGAGTATGGCATCTACCAGCATGAGGGATTCGTGCACTGGAAAAGCGGGAACTATATCCCGTCCTCCACGACGGTGTAGAGTATGGCATCTACCAGCATGAGGGATTCGTGCACTGGAAAAGCGGGAACTATATCCCGGGCAAGCCATTTTTTCAGATGGCGCTCGATCAGATAAAGCCCCAGCTTGAGCAGGCGACTGGCCAGGCCATCGCCAAGGGGACCAACCTCGAGCCAGTGATCGAAAAGGTGGCGCGTGATGCGCAGACGATAGCGCGCAACGAGACGCCCTACGATACGGGCAACCTGCGCAACTCTATCGATGTGAGTAAGCCGGAGAAGTTCGGTGTCTGATGTTTTTGGAGCTATGGGTTCCGCGCTGTACTCGAAACTCGCAGCGGGTACGGTGTTGACGACCTTGTTGGGAGGCACGGCGATCTATAATGCGCTGGCGCCGCAAGGCGCGACCCCGCCGTATGTAATTTACACAACGTCGGGCAGCGATGATAACAGCTCGCCTCGCCGCGCTCGCACCTACTTGGTCACGATAAAGACGGTGGCGACAGGTCAGGCTCAGGCGGAATCTATCGACTCGCAGATAGACGCGCTTTTCCACGGGGCCACGCTGACGCTCGCCGACTGGGGCAACTATTGGACGTCTCGCGAGTCCGATATTGCCTACGAGCAGGTCGCCGGGAATGTCATCTATTGGCATCGCGGCGCAAGGTACAAGATACGGATAGCTGAGTAGTAACGTTTGGAGGACACATGCCCAATACGGACCGCGCGACTGGCAATGCGGTCTATGCCACCTTCGGGGGAACGGTGATTTCTGCAGACTATACCAGTTTCACCACTTCCGAAGAGGGCGAACTTGTAGACCTCACCGCTGGCGCAGATACCCTTCACTACTATGCAAGCTTGGATCGTACCGATGCGACCATTGACTACGAGGGCTTTTACGACTCGGCAGCCAGTGGGTCGGCGGTATGGAACAAACTCGCACCCAACACGGCGGGCACGCTCATCATCGCGCCACTTGGTACGGCGACGGGCAAGCCCAAGCGCACCTGGAGCCGGGTGCTGGTGCAGAACCGCGACATGGAGATGCCGTTCGAGGATGGCATCACTATCTCGGCCTCGTTCCAGGCATCCAGCGCAGTGGCGGAAACGACGTATTAGATCGACAGGGGAGCGCGGGGGCCGCTCCTCAATACAACAGGAGATAGCTATGCAGATCGAAGTAAGTGGGAAGCAAGTAACACTCAAAGACCACCTAGGGGCGCGCGAAGGCTGGCAGATGATGCAAAAGGCAGCCGCGATTGGCCAAGGCACGCCGGACTTTGACACAGCGGTTGGCCAGCTTTGCATCATGGTCGGGAGTTGGGAGTTCGATGGCGACCCGGCCGATCCGGGAGCGTACGAGGCGCTAGATTTTTACGAGATCTT